GTTAAATCGCTTGGATGGGTATTTTTTTGTGCGTATATTACCCAATCCAATAATATGTAAAAGATGAAATTGAAGAATATGTATAACAAGATGATTGATATGACTAACATATTTGGGTTATTTTCCCCGGGTGAAGAATTAGATGGGATAAATTCTAGCGAAACTTTAAATGAATTAAAGGATAAGCCTATATATCACATAGGGATGTATAAAAAGTTAATCCAAAACCACATAAATTTTAATACTAAAGTAATTAAGTTTTTCAAAAGTACTAATCAAGAATTTGACATTGATGATATAAAAGAAGCTGGAGAGTACGTTGTATTTAATAGAGCTTGGAGTTACATATCGAACGTAAACATCAAAGATAACGGTTATATTGACGCAATCAAACACTATTCAGATGGTGATTTTATTAATACTCTTAATATGGGAATTGAATTCTTTCAGAAAGATGAGTTATATGAAAGATGCGCATTTCTTCTCAAGATAAAGAAAAAAGCAATAAAACTTACAAAGTAGTTTGGATACCACAGGTACTATTGGTATCTTTAATATACGGGATTTGAAGGAAATTAGGATAGAGAGAGAGAGAAATAAAGGATATAAGGATAAGGGGTACAAAGGTACCCGATACATTAATAATATAAATAAATAGATTATGGCATTACGCAACCCAGAAACAGTTTACCGTTTACTAGACAGAATAAATGGTAACTTAGTAAATTTAAAACTACTAGTAAAATCACAACAACCAGTTGATGAGTTTCTAAAAAAAATAGAACAAACAGAAGAAATTACATTAGAGCTTACATCTACAATAGATAGAGAAGGTTCAGTATTAAGAAACGGATAATAATAAAATAAAAGTTATGGGCATACCAGCAGAAAAAATATCAACAAATTGGGAAGTATTTCAAGGATATATTAATAAGTATATTACTGGAGACCGAAAAGACCAATTATTAGAATTTTATAATAGCCACCAGGATGAATTAGTACTTATGCCTGCTTCGCATAAGACAGCGTATCATAACGCGTTCCCAGGTGGATACATTGATCACGTTAATCGTGTCATTGAATGCGCTATTCAACTACATAGTGTGTGGGAAAAAATGGGAGCAGATACTACTACATATACTGTAGAAGAATTAGTATTTGCCGCTATTAATCATGATCTAGGTAAAATGGGAGATGGGGTTGAGTATTCTCATATTCCATCCAAAGATGAATGGAGAAAGAAAAACATGGGGGAAATGTATCAATTTAATAAAAAAATTGCTTATATGTCAGTTCCAGATAGATCATTATTTTTATTATCTCAAGCAGGCATTAAACTAACTTATAATGAGCATTTAGCTATTAAGTTACATGATGGTTTATATGATCCAGCTAATGAGCCATATTTTAAAAGTTATATGGTTGAAACTAAACCTAGAACATCTTTAATTTATATAGTACATCATGCAGATATGATGGCAGCTAGAATTGAATTTGAAAAAGAATGGCTTCCTAAATTAAAGAATGGGGTGGATAAGCCCAAAAATAATTATACATTGAACTCAAATAAAAAGTCCACAATTAAAAATAAAGCTTTAGGTACAATTAAAAGCGAAGGACTTAAAAATCTATTTGATAAATTATGATAATAACAATAGTAATACTTTCAATAGTAGTCGTAGTCTTAGGGTTTACGACTATTAATCTACTACGTAAAAATGAAAAACAAGAAGATATTCTATTAGGATATCTTAAGTATTTAGATAACATATCTAGAGTAATAGAGGTTTCAGATGAAAAAATTAAAAAAACAGACATTAAGGGCTCATTTGAAGGTGATGATGAAGTAGGACACTTTTTCAAAACAATTAAAGAAATACAGAAAATTCTTAATGATTTTAATATCAAAAAAATCTAAGAATAAATGGATCACATAATTGAGAAGAATAAGAGAGAAAGAAAGGGACGAGTATATTTTTCAAAAGAAACAGAAGCAAACATAGTTAAATATAATAGTTTAGATCCTATTAAAGATGCTGATGAAAGAAGTGATATATACCAAGACCACATTCATTATCCTTTTTATAAACTTACTCAAAATATAATTCACACCTTTAAATTTTACTATACCGAAGTTGAAAACTTAGAACACTTACAACACGAGTTAATGGTATTTTTATTATCTAAAATTCATTTATTTAATCCAGAAAATGGAGCTAAGGCTTATTCTTATTTTGGTACTATAGTTAAAAGATGGTTAATAGTATATAATACTAAAAATTATGGTAAAAAGATAAAAAATATACAAATAACAGATTTAGCTAATTATTCTAATTTAGATGCAACAGACCCAGGATTTATTTCATCTCAAAAAATGGATGAAAGTGTAGATAAGGTAGTACAAGGTGAGTTTGAAGGGGATGAATTATCTAATAAAGGATATAAATATGAGGATAAATTATCTATTTTTATAGATCAATATGTTGATGAATGTACTGAAAAAATATATGAAATATTTCCTAAAGGCAATGATGCTAAAATAGCAGATGCTATACTTGAATTATTTAGAAAAAGAGATGCTATAGATGTTTTTAATAAAAAAGCACTTTATATCTATATTAGAGAAATGATTGATGTTAAAACACCAAAAATAACTAAAATTGCTAATGTTTTATATGGTGTGTTTAAGAAAAAATACTTATTTTATTTAGAACAAGGATATTATCCTACCTCAAAGGCTTAGTTTTCTTATATTTATAATCAAAACTATGAGCCAATTAGATTCAATTATATTTGGGGATAAGAAATTTTCAGACATCCTAGAAGAAATATACAATAACCAAAAGAAAAAATCAGAACAAGTAACAGCGTTAATATCTGAATTAAAACCATTAGTTAATGAAATTGGAGATGCTACTTTGATAGTACCTTTAATAAAGGAATATATGGAAATCGGTGTTAAAAATGATGATGCTTTAATTAAAATGGCTACTATCATTCAAAGAGCTGTTAATAGTTCTAATGAAGATGGTGGGTTAGGAATAACCGAAGATGAAAAAGATGCATTACTTGCTGAAATGGAAAAATTACAAATTAAAAAAGAAGAGTAATGCCTAGAGAATCTCTTTTTGGATTTTTAAAATCATCCCTTAACTCAATTGGGATTGGTGCTACTGGAGCTATTTTCTCAGCTAGAGTAAGATATGTTATGCTTGAAGGTGAAACTCATCCTGAAATATGGAAGGAGTATGGTGAGTATCAATCTATAGGGGGGTTATTTTTTAATGAATTATCTAACCCAAATCCAGATCCAGAATTTACAACAGATGCTTTTGCACTTCCCCTATTTCCTAATGTAACTCAAATACCTGTAGAAAATGAAGTTGTATATATAATACAATTACCTAGTAATAACCTACAAGCTAATGTAAATAGTACAGCTTATTATTATTTTCAACCTATTAATATATGGGGTAGTGTTCACCATAATGCTATACCTGATACTGTTCAAAATATATTTGGTAGAAGCAACAGTGCTCAAGCTAGGGATTACCAAAAAACAGAAGGGGGTACTGTAAGAAGAGTTAGTGATGGGGGTACTGAAATTGATTTAGGTGATAATTTTAATGAAAGAATAGAGGTAAGAAATTTACAACCTTATGAAGGAGATATTATATATGAAGGTAGATGGGGTCAATCTTTAAGATTTGGATCCACAGCATCAGGAAGTGTAATACCTAACCCATGGTCAAAAAGTGGAATAGATGGTGATCCTATAATATTAATTAAAAATGGTCAACATGAAGAAGATACTAAACCTTGGGTTCCTCAAGTAGAAGATATTAATACCGATGCTTCAAGTATTTATTTAACATCTACCCAATCACTTCCAATATCGGGCTCATCCACAAACTATGAATCTTACTTTTCTCCACCAACGACTTTAAGTGAATATAATGGGAACCAAATAGTATTAAACTCAGGAAGATTATTATTAAATTCTAAAACAGATTCAATTTTATTAAGTTCATTTAAAACTATAGGGTTAAATTCAGTTAATAGTGTTAATATAGATGCACCATCAACAGTAATAAAATCCAATAGTATAACTTTAGGAGATAAAAATGCTTCTGAACCTATGATATTAGGTAATAAATTTTTAACGGATTTTGAAGCTTTATGTACAGATTTAGCTTCGCTAGCTACAGCCTTACAAGCTCCTATAGGGGGACCAGGTAAAATATCTCCCCCAGTACTTGGGTTAATCCCACCGGCAATTAATGTAGCTCAATCTGCCGCTAAGATGTTAAGTAAAATAAAACAATATAAATCAACAGTAACAGCTAGTAAATAATGGGTTTAGATAGAGTAGCATTACGACAGGTAATAACAGTTGCCAAAAATTCTAGTAGATTAAAAGGATCTATTAGGGATATGGAAAATAAAATTATTGATAAAGGCTTAGACTTAATTGAAAAAGCTGGAATTGATCCAAATACTTTACCTGTTGATATTCGTGCTCTTTTAAGAGGGGAAGCTCCAACTTTTGATTCTAGTAAACTATTAACACCTGAAATTATTTGTGCTCAGCCTTTAATGACAGTACAACAAAAGGAAGAAGTTACAAGATTAATTACTAATTCAGAAGAATTAATAACAAGCATATATGCTACTACTAATGCAATAAAAGAAACAGTACTTAGTCTTCAAGAACCTGTTGTAAAATTACAAGAAAAAACACTTCCAGTTACTGAAACTATAAATACTATAGCAGATATAGTTACAATTATAAAAATCTTAGCATTACCAACTTCATTCCCTCCAGGTGCTGGGGTACCATTATCTGTACCTAATACTTTTTCCTCTACTTTAATTACTCTATCAGAATTTTTAGAAGTAGCTAGAGCTAGTGTTAACTTAATTCCGGTTGCTACTACTACATTAGTAAATTTACTTAATAGTGTTACATCTCCTTTAAATAAATTAAGTTTAGTAATAGATCCTTTTGTTAAAATATTATCGATGATGAAATCTATAGTAACGCTTCAAGACCAATGCCCTCTTGTAACTCAAGGAGATATAGATAATGCTAAACAATCTTCTTTAGATAATATACTTGGGCAATTATCAACAATAGATAGTGCATTTTCTACAGGAGTAGGTAATGTTTTAGAAAAAAGATTAAGACCAAATGATCCAAATCCTTATATTTATAAAAATTTTAGATTTATATTAGAAAGTAATCCAATACAAGAATTTTCATTTCCCTCTAGAAGAATAAAAGCAGTAAGAGCAAACGCTACAGGTGTAGGTGATGGTATATCTGGAGGTGGAGAAATTATAGTTTATAATAATAATCCTACAACTAATCCTGAATTAGAAGAAGGAGCATATTCCTATGCTTCAAATATAAATGTATTAATTGCTGAGGGAAAATTTGCAGTTGATGTTTATACTAGTAATATAACTATTTGGACACCTCCTCCAGTAAGAGATAGAGTAAGTGGGTCATCTGGTACTTTTATTTCCTCTGGGGATGAAGAATACCAACAAGCTTATTTAGAACAGTTTGGTTTTTTACCTTCTCCTACTACTCGACCTTTACCTACATTTGTTAGGTATGGTGGTACTCAAGTAAATTTAAACAATTCAGCAACCGATATAGAATATGGAGCTGAAGCTTTAGTTAATGGTAGTGTGGGATCAGTTGTTTCTAGTATACCAATTTCATCATATATTACATCAGGAACAATTCAAGTAAACAGCCCAATTAATATAAAAATGTCTACATTTGGTGGAAATGGTTTTTCAAATCAATCTCAAGTAGGTAGTGGTAGTTTAGGATTTACTGAATCTTTATTAACAATAAGAAGATCATTTGCAATACAAGACAATATTGATCCTTATACAGGTAGAGTAGCAGGTTTTGATCAAAGTAAAATTGACGACTTTAAGGTAGAAAATGGCTCAGGTGCCATTAGTGTATTAGAAACTTTATATCAAACTTTTAAAGAAGATACATTAGATCTTAGTTTATTACCTAATTCGAAAGTTAAAGAAGAAATTATAGGGATGACTTTTAGTGAAAAGTTACAATATGTAAAAACAAACTTTTTAGGTGATAATGGACAATATAGATATGGAAATGCGCAGTATAAAAGACCAGAGGGAATTGTTCCTCTTATTGTAGCATTATATAACAAAACAAAACCCCTACTTTATAATGAATCTGTATTAGGGTTTTCAACAAATTTATATGGTGAAAGATATCAAATAAAATTAAAAAATAAAGGAGATGCTTCTAGTGATTATGTTAAAAAAGTATTAGTAGATAAAAAAGCACTTCCAGATATAAATTGGTATTGGGCAGCTAGGAAAAATGCTTATGGAGAATCTAGAAGTGATGATGGTCAAAATTGGAACAAAGCAGCTACATTATCTATGATGTGGGAATTTTCAAAGAAAATAATAGCTCAATATAATTCATTATTTAACCAATCTAGTTCTCCATCCTATAATGGTGGTGCTTGGATAGGAGGAGCAACAGGAATACCAATAATCCCAACTCAAATTTCAACCACAAACCCAGATATTGTTATAGCATTACAAGCTACTCAATTAGCTAATAGAGAAGAAAGGGTAAATGAAGTTATAGGTAGCTTAGATTTATTAGGAACTTACACTTATGATTTAGAAATAATTAATAGTTTACCATTAATAGGTGGTGCAGCTGAAAATTATCCAACTAACTTTACATTTTTTACAATAGAAGATATATAAAAATAAACTAATTTAATATTTATAAATAAAATGAAGACATCAGCACTAAAAACAATAATCAAAGAAGCCGTTAGAGAGGCTATCCA